CACAAATACAAAAATAAACTAAATATTGATAAACAAATACACGATAAAATTATAGAAAATGGTTTATTATTTGATGAAAAAGATATTATTAAAGCTTTAGATGTATTTTGTCAAAGATTTACTAATTTATTAAGTATTGATGAATTTATTGATTTCATTAATGCGGAATATTTATTATCACCAAGACAACAATTGACAAAAAAATTACATCAAAAAATGACAGAAATAAAATTTGTAAAGTCGTTTTTGACAAATAAACATAAAATGTGGTGTATAGCACATAAACCAAGAAGCGGTAAAAGTATCACTATGTTATTAATATGTAAATATTTATTGGAACATGGTTATAAAAAAATACTAATAATGACATCTGTTCCAGCAACTATAAATAGTTTTATGAATGATTTAGAAAAGTATATTGATTTCAAAAATATTAATTACAAATTACAGGAAGAATTTGATACAATTGATGAAACCTTTAATGGTATTGTCTTTTGTAGCGTTCAATATCTTAAAATAGACGGAAAAAGTAAGAAGAAATATTTATTAAAAAAAATGGGTTTTGATGCAATTATTACTGACGAAGCACATCAAGGATCATCAACCAATAAAACAAAAACTGAAATTTTAGATGTTGATAGTGATGTTGAAGAAATTCGTAAAAATATAAAACTAAATATATTTGCGTCAGGAACAGCAGATAAAACAAAAAAATATTATGGCATTCATAGTTCTTGTATTTATGAATGGGAAATTGAAGATGAAGCATTTATGAAAGAATTGATAAAACCAGCAGTAAAAAATAGAGAAGATATAATTGATTATATGGTTAGCCGTCATGGAAATACATTTACAGAGTGTTTAGAAAATGAAACTCTAAATAAAGATTATTCTAAACATCCTACTCAGGTATTAATGAAACATAATGTAGATAAAAAATTAATTGAGAAAATTGATGATTTTAATAAAAAAAATGGCACTAATTTTGGTTATAGTTGTAGTTCATTATTTGCTTTACAACAAACAACTAATGATAAAGGAGAAATTATTTACGACGAAAGATTTGAATTAGAAAAAACTACCGATGGTGTTGATATTTTAATTTGGTTCTTTGATTGTATTATTTCCGATAATAAAATGAAAGGCAAAGACAATCCTGAATTTAAAACAATTATGAAAAAAATAGAAGAAACCCAATTTGCTTATAATTCACGTCAAAGTTCAAAAAAAAGTCCATTGCTATTTATCATGTATCTTCCTACACATACAAGAAATAACACCATATCATTATTACAAAAAACATTCAAACAATTTTTAGACAGACATAATTTATGGAGTGATTATAATATAGAATATTCTAATTCAACAGGAGATACTGGAAATGTCAAAGAAGAATATAATGAATACATACAAACGATAATGAATAAGACAAAAACAGAAAATAAAAAAGGTTGTATTTTATTGTTAGGCAATAAAGGAAGCGTAGGCATTACATATACAGATTGTGATGTTACAATATCATTAGATGACGGACACAATTTAGACAATCAAAAACAAAGATTTTCAAGAGCTTTAACAGAAGCAGATGGTAAAACAATAGGAATAAATGTAGATATGAATATTCAACGAACTTATTTGTATTTGGTAGATATAATTCAAAAACATAGAAGAAATACAAAAACAACTAAAACAAATGCGGAAATACTATACTATTTATTTGAACACAATATATTCTTATTTGATCCACAACAAATCAATAACGGAAAATTGACAACAATTGAGATAATGTCTTACTACCAAAAAGAAGCAGAAAACATTATGAAAGAAATTGATGATACGCCTTTCTTAGAAAATCTCATTTGTGATGATGATATGCGTGATTTTATAAAAATAGATTTTCAAAAAAGAGAATTAAAAAAAATAAATAAAGATTTAGAAGGAGAACAACAAGATTGTCCTAAGGGCGATAAAACAAAGGTTCAAATTGACGCTCCTGACGATATTGATAATGCCAAAGAAGATGACAATAAGTTAAATGAAGAAGAAACCGCTAAGATTGAACTTTTGATTAACCAAACTTACGAAATGTGTAAGAGTTTCTTATTTCCATTATTAGCGTTAATTTCAAGGTCATATAAGTTATTTGATTTCAAGGAGATATTTACAAGTGAAAAAACAGGGAGATTAATTATTTCATTATTAAAAGACAAAAAAATTGAATTAAATAAAGATAATTATATTATTATAGTAAATAGAATGAACAATATTATAGATAATAATGCTGAAATTGTTAATAACATTCGTGAGATTTATAGCATAGCCCCTGCTAATAAGTTGCGTGAGCTTATTGAAAAACATTTTATACCCACAAATGATGAAAAAAAACAAAATGCAGAAGTTCCAACACCAGTTAAATTAGTTGATGAAATGTTAAATACAATACCAGTTGACTTTTGGAAAAAACCTCAAAAAGTATTTGAACCTTGCTGTGGTAAAGGAAATTTTGTATTAGGCATATTTGATAGGTTTTATAAAGGTCTTGAAGAAATGTATCCTGATGAAATTGAAAGATGTCGTGTTATTATGACTGAGTGTATCTATTATGCGGATCTAACTGCGTTAAATGTTTTCATAACGACAGAAATAATGAAATGCCATGTTCAAAGTTATTGTGGGTTAGATGAGTTGGATTTTGAATTTAATAATTATACAGGAGATACTCTTGAATTAAATATTGAATATAAGTGGAATATTGTAGGGTTTAATGCTATTATTGGAAATCCACCATATCAAGATGCGAATGCTACAGGAGACAATAAGTTATATTTGGAATTTATAAAATATTCATTAAGTGTTTTAAGAAAAAATGATTATCTATTATTTGTTACTCCAACTAATATTAAAAATTATATCACTAATAAAGATAAAAATAGAAAATATATAGATAATTTTTATGAAATAGTATATTTATCATTAAATACAGCAAATAAACATTTTAAAGGAATAAGCACATATTTTGCCTACTTCTTAATAAAAAATAATATAGTTAGTTCGTGTAAAACAAAAGTAGAATTTTTAAGAAACAAACAAATAGAAACAGATGAAATTGTTGTTTATGAAAAGCAAGAACTACCTTTATGTTTGTCAAATGTTGATTTTAATATATTAAATAAATGTTCTAACATTTTATCAAAAATACATACAACATTTGATATTAAGAAAGCTACTTATAATATAAACAATAAACAAACATTACAAAGAATTAGGTTAACTCACATAGCTAATGGTGATATTTCACGCAAAATGGTTGATTGTTATAAATATCCTATTATTGATAAAATTAATAAATCAAAACCATTTCCTGGCGATGTTTATTATAATAAAACCCTAATGAATGATCACGGCAAATCAAAAATTATAATGTGTACAGGAGGATATCTTATGCCTTCATATGATGAGTTTGGATTATATAATTTATCTGATAATATGATTTATATGTTATGTGATACAAAAGAAAAATATGACGGATTTGTTAAATTAGTAAATTCAAAATTAATTAAATATATAAATTTAATTACAATGACAGATAATATTCATGGAAGAGATATAGTAATCCAAAATATGAAAATTTTGGATTTAGAAAATATTACAAGTGATGATATTGTATATAAACTATATAATTTATCTGAAAATGAAATAGACCTAATTAATAGAACAATTAGTAAATAATTAGTTTGATTTGTCTTTACTATTTGGTTTATTAATTACATCAATTTTATCAATATAAAAATCAATATTCATTTTTTTTAAATAATAATAAACAATACCAAGTGTAATTTTATCTTTATAATTTATTGTTTTTGTCATTTGAATAATTCCAACAACAAATTTAAAATTTTCAGTATTATTAATTTTTATTTGTTTATTTGTTTATTTTTTATTTTTCTATTTTTCAATGATTTTCTTCTTTTATTACGTTGTTTGCGTTTTGTTTTTCCCCCTGTCACATTTTTTTTGATGAATTTATTTGTAATGACACCAGTTAAGGTCCGTAATTTGTTTTTTCCATATTTTGATCGAAGCATTTTTTTTCTATTTTGAACATTGAAGATTGAACAAGTAAAATCCAAATTTATAACAGTGTTCACATGTTTCATATAAGAATAAACGTGTATATTATTTATCTCATACACCATCATTCTTTTTTCTTTTATATCTAATACACTATCTGTTATTTCATTTGTTTTACGATTCTTTATTTTATTCATAACAATATCGTTATAGATATTTTTTTTATTGTCTAATGATATACCATACTTTAATTCAATATCAGTAAAGGCAAATTCATCGACAGTGTCGCTTTTTGGTCCCAATTCATACAATTTCAAATATAACAGAAAATAAGGACAAGACATTAATTCGGTTGATCCTGTATAACTTATAGTTCCATTATTGTTATAGGTTCCATGTTTGAATGAAAATACATATCTTTTATTTGTTAAATTATCAATTAACGTTTTGAATTCATTAATTGGAGTTGGAATTTCTTGTAATTCTGTTCCAGGTTCAAAAAATATTTCTGGTAACTTAAATGTTACGTCATACATAATCAATATTCCACTTGATAGTTGAATATTATTTATATCTTTGCTTGTATATATCTGATAGCTTTTATTCAAAAACAATTGATTTTTATGAATGAAGGATAATTTATTACTCTTATGTATATTTTTACATATTTTTGATTCGCCGTAATCATTTTTTTCTTTGTATAATTTGTAATGGTCCGTTACAGTATCGCGATGTTCACTTAAGATTGGAATAAGACTATTCAATTTTTCTATTGACTTATTTCTTTTCTCTTCGATTGATAACGATGGATTGGTCATAAATTCTAATAATTTATATGAATCCCAATAATATTCATAATCTGTATATAAATTGCCCCATCCACACGAACCATGTGGTGCATACTGATATCTTATTAAATTTTCCACTGGACATACTTCAGTTTGAATTACAAACGTTTCAACATTTTTATCATTTAATTGTTTATAGACATCATACCCTCCATGCTTTGAAATGAATAAACATGCAATATTGGTAGCAGGAATAATTGATGGTGGTTTTGCTTGAACTGGTGGTTTTGCTTGAACTGGTGTTTGTGCTTGAACTGGTGTTTGTGCTTGAACTGGTGTTTGTGCTTGTGTAAATAATGTATTTATTTTATTAATGGGCGCAATGATAATTTGCAACATGTCTTGTAAAAATCCTCTTTTTTGACATTGTTTCATTTCATTCCATTCTTCGTTTATGACTTCTTCCACTTCATTCACATTTTTCACTTCATTGTTTGTATCGGTTTGTATTATATTGGGGTTATTATTTACATCTTCTAATATAGTATCAATTATATTTATAGTATTCGGCATTTCGTTTTGAATATCATTAATAGGTGGTTTATTGTTTTGCATATCTAAAAAAGAACGTTTCATATACTATTATATTATATTTTATAACAATAATAATTCATTCATTATGTCTATTATTATTATTATTATTATTATTATTATAATTATTTAGCACTTGGTACTTAATTAGAACTTATATTGTTTTATACGCATGACGGAATCTCATCTATATCCATTAATGTATTTGCATTGTCCCATCCAATACTTTTTGCTAATGGATGACATGGTCTAAATTCATATTTAGCAAATTCAGGTCTTAATAACTGTGCTTGTGGCGTATGATTATGAACACATCTTGCAATCATTTTATATAATTTGAATTCAGGATATCTCTCTACCCCATTGTTTTTATATAACATATTGATCCCTTTATCATCCAAACACCATTCAAATATGAGTCGTTTAATTGGATTCTTGATTTTACTCAAATCCCTCATCTCCTCAAAATCATCCATTAAATAATCAAATATAGAGCATGCCAATCTACATAAATCAAAACTTGGATTAGGTTCCAATCTTGGTTTTTTATCATTAAAGTAAGGTTCTGTATTATATTGAGTCGCCGCATCTCCTCCTGTCTGAAAACTATCACTGCAAAACACCTTTCCTTCAAACTTGAAAATACTTCGTCCAAAATCGATAATCTTAAAAATTCGTCCAAACGTCGGCACCTTATAATGTTTGTTCTTATATTTGTAATATAAATATTTGCGATCTGTTTGATTGAACATTACATTATTGGTGTGTAAATCATTATGTGTAAATTGAAATGCTTTTTGGTAGGCAATTAAGGTCATAATTATTTGCATAAGGGCAGATAACCATTCTTCATCGCTTCTTAACTCATCATTCAATATCAAATTATCAAATGTGTCCTCACAATATTCCATCGCTATCACTTGTACTGGAAATGTTGGAATAGTTACTTCTATTCTCTCTTCTTCTTCACTATCATCCGTCCAATGATCTTCATCATCTTCGTCGCTACTATTCTCATCTTCAAAATCATTATCTTCCTCTTTACTATCATCTTCCTCTTTACTATCATCTTCCTCTTTACTATCATCTTCCTCTTCATCATTCAAAATATCGTCATTGTTACATTCGTCACAAAATTCATCTTCCATTTCCAATTCTTCGTCATTTGTATGAGACGAGCGTGAAGAACAGGTTGAGTTTGATTTTAATGTCATGGATGATACATAACTATTTGTCACATCTACCAAATCCAGCGACAAATCTTTTAAGTCATTTAAATCCATCATATTATGACTATTACTATTACTATTACTATTGCTATTGACATCTTCTTCAAACACATTGTCAAATACCTCATTATCCACCGATTTGAAAGATTTTAGACTGACGTCATTGCCAATAGTTAGAGGTTTCAATTTAGTGGGTTCTTCTTGAAATAAATGTTGATAGTCGTCTATCATAAACAAGTTATTTTTATGTTTGTTGAAAAAATCCGAATTGTTCAAATAATCAATATCATCAAATACATTCAATTTGAATTCATTCTTGATCGCCAAAAAAGATCCATAATATTGGACTCCACCTGTTAATTTAAATTTCGTATGCAATTCACTGGATAAATAGGCAAACATTCCATCCACATAGGCAGCATTATTGGTATCTAAAAATTTCGGATTACATGTTTCAGGCGTCGATTGAATATTTGGTAGGCGAAACAATCGAGAATCTGTAATATCATATTTTCCTACCATGTATTTATAGGGATCCAATAACGGCGCCAATTTGAAAAATATGGGTCTTTGTTTGATTTTGGTCGATTCCACTTGTTTGATTTTGCCATGAAATACATTTGAACACTCGTCTATCCTGTCTTCTATAGAGGATAAATATAAAGCATTATTTAAATTGATATTGTTATAATTCGTTTCACTTAAGTTGAAAAATCTGGTATAGATGGGAATATAATTCTGGGGTTTCGAGAGAAATAGAGAATTCTTATTTTCCATTTGATTGAACAACTCTGTATTCTTTCTTTTTTGATAATGGATACCAATCATCTTTAGTGAATTATAATATAAATTTACTATGTTTTTAACTTATTCTTTCTTAATATCTATTTCTCTAAATAACCTTTTCTATTTTTGGCACCAACTAATATATTTTTCATTTGGTGCATAGTTTATTACATCATATATTTTTCTAAATGAAGACAAAGAATACCCTTCTAATATGGGATAAAAATGGAGCGATCATGAAGAAATATTATTATTAGAAGAACTCAATAATAATATTGAAATAAAATGCATTTGAAGAATGTCACAAATTAGATAATAAATATATTGAAGAAATAATAAAAAAAGACATTTCTTTAACAATTTATTTTATATGAATCACACTCGGACTTGTGTTTTTGATAACCATACCAAGCAGTATATCCTTGTTGTTTCCAAACAGTATATGCACAATTTGTATTGTATTGACAATTAAATAAACTTGAACAAGCAATTTTGCACTCATTATATTTACTCATTGAATCTCCAGAACACCAATAATAACTATTTATCTGCATAAGACCATAATCAGTTGAACCATCTGTATTTTTATTTGTTGCATCACAATTATATGAACTTTCATATTTACTTATACATACCATTGTTGGTATTGAGTATCCTGGAAATCCTGAATTTTGTAAATAATTGGATACCTGACATTCATTTAATTTATTTGTGCGTAACATTGTATTAGTGTAATCATTCTTGAAGCTATATTTACAATTTGTTTGAGAAACTGTTTCATATTTAAAATTATATTCATTTAAAAATTCAATAACTTCTGTATTATATAATTCAAAAAAAGAATCTATGTCTCTTACTAATACCCATAATGATATACCTGATGGATTTGTAATAATACTATATTGATACTGATTATTTTTAATTTCGCCTAATTTAACAACCCAATAAGGTGTATCAACTGGAACACCATCAAGATGAACTGTTAATTTTCCTGGTTCCGACACATTCTTATAATACCCATAACCTTTTATTTGGTCTATTTCATTATTTTTATCTAGTTGTGTATTTATAACATTAATATTTCCATTATTTAAAAGACCATAATCAGCAGTAATACAAGTTCCGTAACCTTGAAAAATAACATTTGTTGGAGATTGATATACTTGTAACCAATGACCTAAATAACTTTGAATGTCAAGTTCATTAACTGTTGTTTTAACATTTTGACTATTTGATACAATAAAATACAATAATACTAATAATAAACTAGTCATCATAATATAACATAATATAATGTATTTATATTATTCACTAAATATATTATATTTAATCATTTGTCCTAAATGACCAAATATAACAATATAAAGATAATATTATAACAAATATACATGGGAAAAGGAAAAAATTGCAAATATCCACATACCAAACAATCTGATAATTATTATTCATATATTTATAATACTTTTATGGCAGGATGGTGTGCAGATGCTGCTGGAGCACGTCTCGAATTCAGAAAAAGACGATTCACAGAAGAAGAAGTCATCGATGCCATGCATTTTACAGGAGAAAAAACTACCGACATCAATGATGGACAATTTACAGATGATTCTGAAATGGAAATCGCCTTATTAACCGCCTTATATGAAAACAGATTCGAACCTTATTTTCCAGTGGAAAAGATCGCCGAGCAATATATTCAATGGTATCAATCGAATCCCTTTGATATTGGTCAAACTGTCATGTTAGCATTATCTGATGCTGAAAATGCAGACGATATGGCAACAAATGCACATGAATATAGCGAAGATTCTGAATCCAATGGTTCATTAATGCGTTGTGTCCCTATTGCCGTATTCTCTCTTGATAAAGAATTTGACACTATATTGGAAATCGCAGAAATCGATGCTTCGTTAACCCATTATTCTCCAGTCGTAAAACTCACCACCGGCATCTATTGCTGCATTCTTTCTTCCATTCTCTCTCGTCGTATTAAAAACAAAGATATAGATACAACCTTTTTAGATACGTTGTTAGGTAATGTCGCTGTTATGTGTAACCAACAAGAAACCGTGTTTGAATGGTACCAAGAAGCAATAAGTATTCCAACATTAGATGATTATGATGCTATTACGAACGAAGGACATGTGAAACATGCTTTTATCATGGTGCTCTATTACTTAAGAAACATTGCCAACTATTCATACGAGGATGCTATTATGTCGGTACTAAAATGTGGAGGTGATACAGATACAAATGCCAAAATTGTGGGAAGTTTGTTTGGCGCTTATTATGGTTCTTGTATTCCGTCTTATATGGTAAATCCAGTCTATAACTGTAATTCCAGTCATTCTGTAAATGAATTTTATAGACGTCCAACACAATATAATTGTGAAAAAGGATGCAGTTTAATAAGACAAACCTCTATTCATTTGCGTGTCACTTCTTCCTTTTTCCATTAAATAGTTTATTAGGATCATATATGTATGGTGCCATTTATTCTTGGTTTAAAAGCAAGTTGTTATTATTTGAAATTTGAATTTAGCGTTTAAATAATAAAAAAATTTCTTGGTTAGATTGTATAATGACACTTGAATTAAAAAAGTTTGACATGAAAAGTATACAGTTTAAACCCAATGAGAATAAGGGTCCTGTGGTGGTTCTGGTCGGTAGACGTGATACCGGTAAATCCTTTTTAGTCAGAGATCTTCTATTCTATCAACAAGATATTCCTATCGGCACAGTGATATCCGGCACAGAAGAAGGTAACGGATTTTACGGTAAAATGGTTCCCAGACTATTCATTCATAACGAGTATAATTCTGCCATCATTGAAAACATTCTCAAACGACAACGCACCGTATTAAAACAAGTCAAAAAAGAAATGGAAACCTATAAACGCACCACCATCGACCCCAGAGCATTCGTTATTTTAGATGACTGCCTTTACGATAACACGTGGTCTCGTGACAAATTAATGCGATTACTTTTTATGAATGGGCGTCATTGGAAGGTCATGTTAGTCATCACAATGCAATATCCTTTAGGCATTCCGCCCACACTGAGAACCAACATAGATTATGTTTTTATTTTGAGAGAAAATTACATTGCGAATAGAAAACGTATTTATGAAAATTATGCAGGTATGTTTCCAACATTCGAGGCGTTTTGTCAGGTGATGGATCAATGCACAGAAAATTATGAGTGTCTTGTGATAAATAACAATGCCAAATCGAACAAATTGAGTGATCAGGTGTTTTATTACAAGGCGGAACCACACGGTGACTTCAGGTTAGGATCTAAAGAGTTCTGGGAATTATCGAAGGGGTTACCGGATGAAGATCAAGAAGAACAATATGATCCAAATAAGACCAAAAAGAGAGGCGCCGGACCCAAAATCAATGTTAAAAAGGTGAATAAATGGTAAAGAAATAATCTTGCTTTTGATTTTAATAAACAAAATCAAGAAGAAATGACTTAAAGACTATACTATTATACAATTATAATCGAATGGAACAGATAAATATCGTAAGTCTCATCGAAAACAACCCAATCACTAAATTATCGAGTGATTATAATAACAAATTTTTAACAAAAATCAAAGAAAATTTTACAGATTTCGAACAAAATATATTTATATCAAGTTTTTACTGTTATTTAAATTGTGATCCTGTAAAAGATTATGTGATAGATTTAGATGATGTATGGAAGTGGTTAGGTTTTAGTCAAAAAGTGAATGCCAAAAAAGTTATCGACAAGAATTTTAAATTGGACGTTGATTATAAAAACTTGCTTTACCAACTTGCAAAGCAAGATGACAAGACTCATGGAGGTCACAATAAAGAAATAATTTTGTTAAATATTCAAACCTTTAAAAAGTTTTGTTTAAAAGCACAGACAAAAAAGGCAGATGAAATACACAATTATTATGTGAAATTAGAACAAATACTACAAGAAACAATTAACGAAGAATGCTGTGAATTGAAAATGCAAATGCAAAGTAAAGACAATATTATTATTCAAAAACAAAAAGAAGTTGAACAAGTATTAATTAGTCAATTTCCAGTGAATACAGAATGTATCTATTTTGGGACAATTGATAATACAAATGAAAATGGAGAGAAATTAATCAAATTTGGACACACAAATCATTTGTCAAATAGAGTATCTTATCATCATGCTCATTATAACCATTTTTTACTAAAACATGCATTTAAAGTTCAAAATAAGGTTGAAATAGAAAATCTAATCAAACGTCATCCAAAAATTAAACCGCAATTAAGAAGTATTGAAATTAACGGTAAAAACAAAACAGAAATAATTGCTTATAATGAAACAAACTTTACCATTGAAAAATTAATTAAAATTATAAAAGATATTATTCAATCTAAAACGTATAGTGTTGAAAATTTTAACAAACTGACAAAACGAAATGAAGAATTAGAAGTGGAAAACAATATGCTAAACGAAAAAATAAAAATGTTCGAAAATATTCATACTAACCAAACTATTGAAATAAACACATTAAAGGAAAAAATAGACAAACAACAATTGATAATTGACTCTATAGATAAAAATGAAGAATCAGTGTATCAAAATGTATTATTGCCAGAAGATGATATAAATAATAAATTTAACGAATTTATTAATGAAAGTTGTATTGTTCGACCAGACGTTCAAGAATTCTCTGTAAATATGGAAGGAAGATATCGCTTGTGGAGTAAAGTGAAACCAACCAAAGAAATCTTTCATGCTTTTAAACATTATTTGGATACGCGATTCAAACCAAAACGAATAGATGGACGGCATGGTTATATAGGAATTAAATTAAAAACTGTGGAATATGTGAAAAAATATAACAATTTAGATGTCGAACAATTTATATTTAATAAATGCGAATTTTCGGATTGTGGTAAGATTTTAAATTCATCCTTATTAAAAGCATACCAATCATGGAAATTAAGCGTCAATAAAGAGTTGTCAGAAAATGATATGAAAGACATTAAACAATATTTAAATGAATTGCCATATACATTAAAAGCAACCGTTTGGATTGATGGCGAATCTAATGAAGGATATTATGGTATATCCCTCAAAAAAACATATTCTGAAAAACAAACAACAAAGTCGTCATCGACTGGCAAAAAAGTATTTAAGAGGGAAATATCAACAAATGAATTATTACATACATGGGACACTATTGCAAATGCAGCAGAAATGGAAGGAATATGTCCTGCTAAAATGAGTCGATATATTAAAAATAATACCATTGTCCAAGATTATTATTATTCAAATGTATAAGTATTTATATTTTATTATATAATAGAATGTACAATAGTCATAGACGTCAAATGTTATATCAAAAGACAGATTTCAACAATCACCATATTTGTCAATTAAACGGAATATTCAAATGCTCCAAATGCAAAAAAAACAATTCAGTCCAAACTGTCTCAGTCCAGTTATGTCTATTTTGTGGTTCGCCTAATTATGTAAAACATTCAACCTTCAAATCATGATCTTTTTATTTTACTTTTTATATATGTAACATATAATAGGAATGATCCCTAAAGAGAGAAAACCGACCTTGGTTGAGAAACAGGGATGTATTTATTTAAAAAATATCCGCTATATTCACGATTATAAGACATTTTCAAAACATATTATTCAACCTTTCCTGTCTATCATAAAACCAACCAAACAATTCGCCTTTCTCAATACATGTAATTATATGTTTCATGATGTGGGGTATGGCGTCTTTGTCTTCATTTTAGAAGGTAATATACATACTTACCAAGTATTTGCCAATACGACCGAACTCAAACCAGGAACCCAATCCATTACTCGAAAAATGATCGCTGCCAACAATAAGGCAACACGCAAAAACAAAAAAGGCATTCCAATCACAAATAAGAAACAAATGGGGTTTCATTATTGCATGTTTAAAGCATATAAAGAATGGTACAAATCAGAAACGGATAAATCTATTTATTTTCATATGATTGAAACATGTCTATCCGATACTAACATTACCACCTGTTTTTTCTTGAATTTGAATACTTTTCCAGTCTTGTTTAAGCGTAAATGTGGTCAATATATTCTCCATCAAGATGTATGTAAATCCAATCCACAAATACGTAACAAACATATTCCGGTATTATCAGGCGCATCCACCAAAGAACATTTTGATAAATGTATTGTATATCCAGACGCATGGGAAATCGTGACTCGAAAACGGTTTGGGGCATTTTCCACAAATAATTTTATCGATGCATTTGATAAAATCAATACTGATTGGCAATCCAAACAGAACGCCATTGTTTTTCGAGGAGAAAATAAAACGTGTTATCCATTAGATAAAGAGAGAAATGAACGAATCAAGGTCATTGAATTGTTCAATCAAATCAAGAAAAATAAAATCAACAAAATCGATATTGATATCGATATTGATGTGGGGTTAGTCAATGTGAAACCTAAAAACTTTTATATTGACAATGCCATGAATACGGAACATCTCTCTACAGAATCTTCCGTTGAAAAAATACCCATGGATATCCAATCCAATTATAAATATATTTTGGATATTGACGGACACGCCAATCCATGGCGATTATGTTTTGAACTGGGATACAATTCATGTATTATTGTTATGATGTCTCACTATTATTCCTGGTTCTATGATAAGTTACACCATTTGAAGAATGTCTATATAATAGACGTCAATAGTCTCCATTTAGATTCTAAAATCCAATCTTGTCTTCAAACACTGGAGAGAAATGACAAATTGGGAAAATCGATCGCCAAAGGAGCAAGGAAACTTTATAAAGAAATCATCAATTTCGAGTATATACGACAATATATGATAGATTTAGTTACAGAACCAGATTTTGATTTAATTGATGTTGATCTAATTAAATAACACATTTAAATTGCTGATCAAGTGAAATAGTAACTGGATATTTTATAAAACAATAATGTTGCCAAGTGGTATTTTGATTATGTAAATCACACCACTCAAATAAATATTTGCCGTTAGATGCTAATGTCGGAAATTTTTCCCACAAATGATATTTAAAATGATACATTAAATTCATGACACCCATTTCATTAGTTCTACAAACAGTATATGTATTCATTGCATTAATCAATTGCGTTTTATCACATTTATGTAATATGTTTGTATCATAGACCCACATGCAATTTAACATGAATGTTGAATTGAAAATTTCATCTCCAAAATCCTTTTTTATCAGATTAATGGTATCAGCATCTTTATGATCCAATTGATGCGTAAATATATCTATAGGTCTTGTTCCGTTTATAGGTGCCAATATTTTGTTTTTATAATCCAATTCTAATACATATTTCACGTTATCCAATACTCTTAATCCAGCATCTAAAAATACAATTCTGTCCCATTTTAAAAAATATGGATCAAATACATGTAATTTTTCCCATTGATTTAATTTATACAATTCTCTCTTATCACTATTTTCAAAACCTTCTGGACCAATTTTAAGTGAAAGATGAGTTTTGTCTATAGAATCAAATGTTTTTTCAATAATGTTATATTCAGATTTAAATTGTTCATCTAATTGAAAACCAATTGTTATCAAAACAATATCTCCAAACCAATGACCAATAGTCCTCAAATCATTAATCGTGGTCTTTGCTTTATACAAATATTGAATATCGGTAACTAAAACAAAAGCAGTTGTCATGTATTCTTTAATAAAAATACTTTAAGTAGATATATTAATTATAATAATTTATGAATAATATATATAAATAAATATAATAAAATTAGCAATTCCATTAAGTTTGTTTTGATGCAAAAGGTCCAGATTTTAATAAACTCTGACCATTATCCGTTTTGCCAGTGACAATATTTTCGCCCTCAAACAATTGAGCACAAATGTCTTCCGTGGAAATATCTTCTTTTTCCTTCAAGGCGAATTCTTGGGTATTTGCATTATTGACACCAATCAAATTACCTTCTTCATCAATCGTCTGAGTCAATACATTTCCAGATTTTTCGGCATTCTTGATATTCTCGTCAATTGCCTTTTGTTTAGTTTCTTTCACTCTCTGCTCAAATGCCATCTTTGCATTATCTTCATTCTTCTTCTTCTCATGCATCAATTGATTCAATTCCTCTTCCAAATATTCAACACGACCTGTCTTATATGCTTCTGGATCAACTGGCATCCATAAACCAACATTACCAACATATACATCATGGTTTGGATCCAATTCTCTTAACAATTTACATCTCAATTCTGCTTCTTCTTGTGTTGGATACACACCACGAACCTTAATGCCTCTTACACAAGTCTGAAACTTGTGCTCAATGTCAAACTTC